TACTCAATCCGTCGCTAATCGCACGTTGGGTAAATGATTTTCGTATTGCAGGTGCAGATTCTTTGAGATCTAAGAAAAAAGGGCGTAATAAAAATTTGAAATTACCGAAAGAAAAATTAAAATCAAATACTGAAACTAACGTTAGTGATGTTAACACAGAACGCATAAGACAGCTTGAAGATGAATTACTGAAGTTAAGGATTGAGAATGCCTATTTAAAAGAATTGAGGAGGCTGCGTTTGGAAGAGGAAACTCTTCTGAAAAAACAGCGAGAATCATCCACAGCCTACGAGGAGACTTCAGATTAAAGGATATTCTCGCAGTAGTTAAGTTTCCTAAAGCAACCTATATGTATTGGCAAACGCGTTTTAACAGACAGCCGCACAACCAGAAGCTGGAAGAAAAGATTACAGAACTGCATAATGAGCATAAAGACTTTGGTTATCGCAGAATGCATGGTATGCTTATAAAACTAGGCTATCATGTAAACAAGAAACGGGTTCAAAGAATTATGCAGAAACTAAAGTTTCAGGTATCATCATTTACACGTAAAAGCAGAAAATATAGCTCGTACAAAGGAAAGGTTGGCAATATAGCACCAAACAGGATTCATAGACGATTTAGAACAAGTATACCGCATCAGAAAATCACAACAGATACAAGCGAATTTAAATATTACGAAGTAGATAAAAGTGGTCGAATGGTCATAAAAAAATTGTATCTTGATCCGTTTATGGATATGTATAACAGTGAAATTATAAGCTATAGTATTAGTCGAAACCCATCTTCACAAGCTATTGTTTCTGCATTGACGCAAGCTATAGAAGTTACTAATGATTGCAAGTACAGAAGGACGTTCCATTCCGACAGGGGCTGGGCGTACCAAATGAAAGTGTATAACAAAATGCTAACGAAGAATAAAATTTTTCAGAGTATGTCACGCAAAGGTAATTGCTATGACAATTCAGTCATGGAGAATTTTTTCGGCGTACTAAAGCAGGAAATGTATTATGGTGTAGTTTATTACAGTTATGATGAGTTAAAAAATGCAATAGAAAAATATATTACTTATTACAACCAATATAGAATTAAGTCTAAACTTAATTGGATGAGTCCTGTAGAGTACAGGCTTAGTTTTGTTGCATAAAAAATACGCAACAGATTCTAAATTCTGCTGCGTAATAAAAGTCTAACTTTTTGGGGTCACTACAGTTTTGTCCAGTATTGGGGGTACATATCATTGCTGTCTGGGCGCTTTGTTTTTGCTATTAAATTGTGGACATCTAAAATTTTCGGCCACACGAGGGCCACAAATTACAGTTTTTCACCCTTCCGAAACCCTTAAAATGCCGTATTCATGCGGTTTAACAGCACCACAGTTGCAGTGCTTCGCCGTCCCCAATCATGCTTTGCTTTCGCTCGCATTTCTGGACGGCTATCGCATGGCGCGCACCAACTGCTCACCGCGTCGCTCAGCTCCTAGTGAGCAGGGTGACGCACTCAACATGGCTCGTCAATAGAACTAGCTTCATCATAGGTATTTTACAGCCATAAGATTTCATTTATATTAGTTGAAACCTGCCTTAAATAAGGGATTGAAGCAACTAAGCTACATCTATTGTAATTAAATCGCTTTAGGGTACATTTTGTCAGCGGACACAAAACGGCCACAATGTACCCATTATTCAAGCTATTTAAGGCGACGATTATTGCATAAGCTGTTAATAATAAATTCGACGTTCCCTTGCTTTTTCCTGCCACGTCTTTTTTTACAGCTTTTCCTTGACCACAGCAAGCACGATATAGCTACAATACAAGCGCAAAGTCTCTTTGATAGCCACATCTTAGCCCTCCCAAGTAAAGTAACCTGGAACAGCACCGCCCTCACGCATATCCACATGCACAAAACCGTCATCAACGTAGGTGCCTACGCCATCAAAAATCTGCTTGCAGATGTTGGCCAGCTCACGCACGCCCATGCCGTCTACATAGATATCTGCAGCAGTGCCTTTGACATGCTGGCTGTTCCACACGCCACCAACAGCGCGATTATGATCCGGACAACGATAGCCGCTGCTGATGTTAATCGGTCTGCCGATGCGCAGGCGCAGGTGCTCCAGTCCCAACAGCAATGCCATGCTGATACCGGTCGTAGGCAGCATGCCACAGCAACGGCATGCAAATTCAGCTTCAGAAAAATGTTCAGTTAACATAGTAATCAGCCCTTTCTCTTTTTAATGATAGCTGCCAGTTCCCCGACAGCCTCAATGCCTGCATCACTCAAATTCTCACAAATCGACAGCAGCTCCGTGATGACCAAGTATCCAGCCACCAAAGGAACGGCCCACACAGGCTGATGCAGCGTAATCATCGCCAAATCTACAAGCACGGCAGCAAGCACGCAGAGGATGTACACTATGACCTTGCCAACAAAGCGATGCTTCATCACTTCCGAGGAAATCAATCCTTCCGCACGCGCCGCCTCAATGCCGCCTATAATCTGCATCACAGACGGAGTCTGCCCCATGCTCTGCAGGCGTTTGTATGACAGGCTCATCCAGCGAGTGAAGCAGTCCAAAAATACCAACGCGGTAAAAACCATAAACAATACCGCGTGTTTGTGCAGCAGGACGGCCAAAATCGCGCCGATAACTGATTTGTAAGTAAAACCATGAGTTAAAGTGTGTGCCGCGTTATATACGGCGTATCGCAAAGCTAAAAAATCCATTTCTCAACCTCCTAATAATTCATTGTTACAGCTTCTACTTCTTCTGCCGTACCGGCAGCTTCCACCTGTGCCTTAGCAGCCCTGTACGCCGTATGCAGATTATTGCTGCGTACCGCCACGGCAGCGATAACCATGCGCAGGTCATTAGCCGTAACCTTAACATCTTGATTGTCTGCTGTTGTCCAGTCAACGCTTGCGCCCTCGCCTTGTAACGATAAGGCAATAATAGCTGCGTTAATGCGGTCACGTGCTTTATCGTCATAGTCGTAGCTATGACGATTGTATTCGATTGGTTCAACCTCTGCCGTATCACGCTGATATTTAAGCTCCATGATTTTTTGCTGTCTAACTGTTTCAATCGGCTCTTCTTCGTGCGTAACTGTTACGCCTAGCTCTTGCAAGGTATCGTCGCTGATAGACAGCGGGATAAAAATACAGTTTTTCGCCAAGGCTTTGGATACCTCGTACAAGGTTGCGTAGGTTTTGTTTTGATATGTGTATGTTGTAATCATGATAAATCACCTAAATCTAAATCGAGTGCGTTTATATATATATATGCATAACTAGTATCATAAAGTTTAAAAACAATGCCGTCCAAAAGCATATATTTAGTTATTGTTGCTTTGTTAGCATAAAGATACTCTATCCCAGCAATTTTAAGTGCGCAACTATTCCCAAAACACATTGTAGCAATCTTAAAATGCACAGCATTTTGGTTAGAATCCGCCTGCTTTAACAGCTCTGACAAATCGATTGTCAACACGTTTGACGAGGTCGTTGCAAGTGTAAATAACATGGTGGGTTTGCAAACACCATCAATATTCGGAGTGCCCATCGTATATTTCTCCACGCCGCCAAGCACAACATCACCAAACGTCTGCATTGCTGTCCATGTGTTAGCGGTATCAGTGCTTACCCCACCGCCAACGGTTACGCTTACATTACCGCTAGTATCGGGAGCAGTGCCATTTACAGACTTAACGACCGCACTATCATCAGCCTTTAGCGCTAACATTGCCTTAATCTTGCCATAAAAATATTTGAGTCCGTCAAGGTCTACCAATTTAGCCATTTTGTACATCACCTCCGTAGCCTAACAATATAAATCCATTAACGCCATTTGTGCCGCCTGCCTTGCCAACAGTCAGCGTATATGTGTGCCCTGTTGTGACTGTGACGTATTGGCTATCATAGCCGCCAGAGCCGCCATATTGACCGCCGCCACCATAACCGCCGTAGCTCTTTGTGAATGATACCGCAAATCCGTTTGTCATGCTGTTGCCGCTAGACGCATAGCCGTTAGGCTCACCGCCAGCGCCTTTTTTGTAGGCAACACCGCCACCCTTACCGCCTGTTGCCGTAACGCCAAATGCCATAGTATCACCGCCGTTGCCGCCGTTTGCTCTTGTACTGCCTTTGCCAGCACCGCCACCGCATACAGCGACACGCACACGAGATACGCCGTCGGGGACAGTAAATGTATAACTGCCTGCCTTTGTCCAGCTCTGCTCCGTGTATGGGACGCTGACAGCCGCTGTGTGCTGTGTAGAGATTGCATATGTCGCACCGCCTATGCTGACACGTCCTGCCGTAGCGTTGCTGTCTGTGATAGGTTTTAGCGCAACGTATCCTGCCATGCCATCCACTCTGACTGTTAACGCCTTATCGCCTGCATCTGCGGCTGTTTTGTAGATGTTACATCCTACCGCCGTGCCGTTGGCAGGCTTAACATACAGTTTTTTGCTCATCGTACCCATATCATCACCCTATCCATATCTGTCCACCGGGGATGTTAAGCGCACTTGTAACGGTAAGCGTCTCTGCTGTGGTTGTGCCTGTCAGCTTTGTGTTAGCCGTGGACGGTATTGCAGGCTTGTTGGTTAAGTCATTATAATTGCCGCTTGTGGCAACGCTTGCTAAATCGCCTGCCGCAACAACTCCAAGGTTAGCTCTTGCCTGTGCCGCCGTGGTTGCGCCTGTGCCACCCTGCGCAATGCTGACAACGCCGCCGCTAGGGATTGTGCCTGTGCCCGCTAAGGCTAGGGCATTATCTATATCGTCATAGCTTGCTATCTCGCCTTTTGGCATCAGGCCTACAATAGGGTTGCCGTCTGCACCTGTTGCCTTTACTCCGTCTGCCAAATCGGCAGCGGTGACGGTATCACCAGTAAGGTCTATCAAGGTGTTACCGCCATATATAACTTTATTCACTGCCATTTTTCAGCCTCCTCAGCCTATGGTAACGGTTTTTCCGCCCTGAGCATTGTCGCTCTCGTTGTACGGGATTGGCTCTACGGTAACCTGAGTAAGGTAATTAAATCCCTGAGTACTGTCCGGCAGGATGGTCTGCGCCGTGGTCTTAGGTGTAGCAGTCTTAGCCTGCGCTTTAGCTCCCTCAGTGCCGCTCATAGTGCCCTCAACACCCAAGATGGATACACCGGCGCGGATGTTTGTTGCAATGATTTTGGCCTGCTCCGTGCTGGAGATGGTTACCTTACCACTCCCGTCATGGTAACCGATAGGGATGCTGTACGCTTCAGCTTTTTTGCTGATGCTGCCGGTAACAGCGCCATTGTTCCTCATTTCGCCGGTAACCTTGATTTTATTGACGTAAGCAGTCTTTCCACTCAGGATTTCTGCGCTGGCAGCAGTCGCATCGCTGGTGTCAGCATCAAATGTACACGCACCAGTAATAGCCGCACCACTCTTGTCATGTGCGATAACGCCGCTAAGCAGCTTATCAGCGGTAACGGTATCGCTGGTCAAATCAATCAGCGTTTTGCCGCCATACACAACTTTACTAATAGTTTTCTCAGCCATAGATTCCGACCTCTCTTTCATCTCCTATGTAGATTGTAATACCGTCTGACAGGTTGCTTGTTTCGTAATACGGTATCTTTTCTACGGTAATATTTTTGACTAAGTGTTTGTTTGCTGTTGGCAGCTCCTGTGCCTCATGAGCTGCAGAGTGTACCGTATAGGCTCCCTCGTACAGCTCAGCGCCGATAACCGACCTTGCCGACAATGTGCCACACAGGTTAGCTCTGCTGGGCGATAACGTGCCATGCAGCTCACCTTTGGCAGCCGTCAGCGTGCCATGTAACCTCATCAGTAGGTCACCTCCTCCATGAGCAAAAACTCATGCGGCGGGATGACTGTATCGACATAGCCGTCAGCACGTTTGAGCTCGATATCATAGACGTACGCTCCAAACGTCAGCCCCTCGGTATCTGCTGGCTTGATATCCAGCTCGCCGCCAGCAATGATTTTTTGCAGGACGATAGCGGGATTTCTGGCGGCTCTCCGGAGCGTAAACGTCAACACGTCACCCTCGGTCAGCTCAACAGGGCTGCCGTTGGCGTCAGTGATGGTGATGGTAAAAACACCGCTGTCGCCCCTGATCATGCTGATGTTGTTGTTGTCAACCTTAAACATGGCGTATCACCTCCTTAAAATAATAACCTTTCGTTGGTGATTAAACCGTGCGCAGCTCGCCCGGCTGAAATGCTTGTGGTTTCATTTGTTGCCTCCTTAAAAATTGGTTACGTCGACTATCAAGTAATTAACTCGCACATCCATTTCTTTCCACATTGTCGGCGCTGTAATGGTTGTATCTTTGCCGCCACTGTTGTAAATTGGGAACGAATGCAGCCAAACAGCATCATCTATAAATCTATACCCTAGGACAGCAATTTCTCCGCCCGTCTGCGGATGATAATACCAGTTATACCACGGAGTAAGCGTCTGTGCTACGGCATATTGTCTGCCATTCGGAATATCTTTAAGATGTTTGTATGGTCTACCGAGCCAACTATAATAATTGTCGCCGTCAAAACCGACAACATCTCTTGCTACAATGTGCATCGTGCCAAATTGAGCATAAACTGGTTTAAAATAATTATACTCACTATCAAAAACAGTTTTGCCGTTAGCGTCAAAAACCTGCAGCCCTGCGTGATTATTGTTTTTTAATGGGTGATTTGGCGAAAAAAAATAAACCTCGAATTGTTGTCCAACGGGCGACGGGTCATCGTAATCGCTCTCGGCGACAGTAATTCTCGCAGGCGCTCCCGCTCTTGTAATGGTAAGAATAAATCCTCGGTCATTCGTTCCGATAGGGCGTGCCGCTATCAAAATTTCGTCGCTTTCCGTGGGGATGTCAACATAAAACGCTGAACCATAACTAATCGGATTACTGTGCTCTGAGATTGTTGCAGTTGTTTTACGCTTCAAAACAAGATTTTTATAGCTATCATCAATCTGTAAAACATTTTTATCGTTGATAACTTCAAAATATTTCATTCAGTACACCCCGTAATAAATCGTTACTCGCAAATGAGGGACAATTTCCGCCATACTCAATGAGCTTCCGCTTCCGCTGTAAAAAGGACGTTCGACATTGTGAAATTTCCATGAGATTGTATCGCCGTTTACGATTAATTCCGGATATGTAAAGTACGTCTGAATATGTATGTCTGAAAAATTTAAATATTTATCTAATGTCGATTTAGGGTTGCACGTATACGAAAACCATACATCTTTACCATTGATGGCAGGGTCTACAACGCTCCCCGTTAACGTCAATGCGTTAATTTTTCCGCAGTATTTTGCCAGCCTGTTAGTTATATCGATGTTAATTTTTCCGTCTTTGTCAAACGTCTGCAAGCCTTGCATATCGTCCTCCCTGCTTTCCTTGGCGGTTGATTTTTTATAGAGATACACCACAACAGCAATCACTATCAATATACCTACATACATCATGACCACACCCCCATTCTCACCCTCAGCACATTATTACTGTCGTACACCTCAATCAAGTTATCTTTAATAACAGTCCTCGCCCCCGTATCAGCGGTTTTCAATTCGCCAATCCTAGCGGTTATTGCTGACAGACTCTCAACATTAATCTTACTTGCATCCACGCTCCCTGCCTGCAACATATTTTTTGTAATAATATTGCCGTCAATCTGCGTATCACCTGTAACATGGACGTATTTGCCGTCAAGCAGGATTGTGCCGTCAGCCAGGTTAATTTTTGTAATAATGTCGTTGCCGTCAAGGTCTATATTTTTTACCGCAAGGCTGATGGCATCTTGCGTTTGCGTGATTGTACTATATGACTCTAATTTTTTATCGGTATCATTGCTGACTTTTACGACGGCGCTATATATAGCCTGCTTAGTCTGCTGCATGGTTGCATATCCTTCTAACTTTCCGTCAGTATAACTTGCAACCTGCGAGCTAATCATATCAGCAGTCTGCTGCGTTGTGCTGTATTGGCTGAGCGTGTCATTTTTAAAATTAGCAATGCTGCTGCTAATCATGCCAGATGTCTGCTCGGTCGTGCTGTATTTGCTGAGCGTACCGTCCCTAAAATCAGCAATGCCACTGCTAATCATGGCAGCCGTCTGCTTAGTAGTGCTGTACTGACTAAGCGTGTCATTTTTAAAATCAGCAATGCTGCTGCTAATCATGTTGGCTGTCTGCTCTGTGGTACTGTAATTACCCATGCTGCTTGCAACACGTGTAGCAATAAGTGTTTCTGTCTGTGTGGTCGTGCTGTAATCCTTAGCTAATTTGTCAGCGGTGATCTTACTGCTGTTCAGCGCTGCATTAGCGTTAGCTAAAGCGTTATTGCTATTTTGTAACGCAGTGTTTGCGTTGGCCGTAGCGTTGGCAATGTTGTTTTTTATAGTCGCATCGAGCTTATCGGCGGCAATGCTTCCTGCCTCTATCAGCCCTGCGTCAATCGTTGCTTTCACGGTTACTGTTTCGCTGCCGCTGTATCTGCCGTCACCGAAATAATTGTAATAGCAAGCCTTGACCTCATAAACGCCAGCATCGAGAGATTTATAATAGCTCAGGTTCGCTGTTTTATCGTCGCTGTCATTCGTCGCTCCGTCAAAGTACCAATGCACGCCGATACAATTATTCGGGATGCTCTCTAACACGCGACATTCAATGCCCTGCATTTTTGCCTTGACGCTGATTTTCGGCGCTGTCGGCGTTGCGAAATTATATGCTGCTGTTGCAGGGGCGCTGATGATTCCGTAGGCGCTGACGGCAAAAACATAAATCGTGCCGTAGCGTGCGGTTATAGCGTTTGTTGTGTAGCTGTTATCTGCCGTGCGTGCGATAAAATTAGCGTTATCAACGCCAACATTTGCATCTAGCCTGATTTCGTAATATTTTACATCGGCGTTGTGCACCTCGTCCCATTTAATCACTACAGCATCTTTCAAGGTGACGCTGAGGTTTGCCGGCGCTGTTGGTGTTGCTGTGCTGATTGCAACTAAAATATTTGTCTGTGCCGATGCGTCGGGTGTCTCGACATTACCAAAAATATCCTGCGTACACACAGCGATTTGATATCTCTTGCCGATATCCACCTGTGGCAATGTCGCTGATTTGTAGCCGCTGCCGCCGTATCGCCATGCCTCGCCGTACTGTCTGTACCATACCTGCGCTTGCTGATAATTGTCAAAATCAGCAGGCGACCACTCAACGATGATATCATGATAGACAACCTTGCCGCCGATATCACGATATTTATTGTAAGCAACAACATCTGTACAATTCGGCAGGTCGGACACAGCAGCAACGCAGCTGTAACAATCAACGTCAGCCAGGTTTTGCCCGTTCGCCTTAAATTCGTTAAATGCAGGGAATTTAAAATACAGCGTTCTGCCGATATGCTGTTTGGTAAGCGGGACAACGTATATACCGCCGTCCAAAACGGCAACATCCTCGCCGTAGCTATGCGCCTTTGCCGTTGTGCCGTACTGACCACGTATCAGCCCTGTGAGCTGATACAGATTGCTGTTTAACAGCGTTGCACGTGTATAGCTCATGCATTCGCCGTTTATCCAAATCAGTGTATTACCGTTGGCTGCATCCTGTGCGCTGCCTGTCAGCAGCTCAACGGGGCGCTGATTATTTAAGCGGATATATGCGCTCGTTGCATCAGCCGTCATTGTTCCCGCTGTTGTGCCGTAGATACTGTTGATGCCCTGTGTGCCGATATTGCTGTAATCGCCGTCCTTGTCGCTGATAAAAACATTGCAGCCGCCCCACGTCTTGGCAGCGCCTTGCAAGGCAATCCATAATTCGCAGCCGCTGGCGCTGGTAACCAAATCAGACGGCGGAATGATAAACAGCGGACGCGCCGTGTTGCCCGGCTCAACATTAAAATCTTGGTATTGGTAATCATTTACAACGGTGTATTTAGCTTCGCTGTACGCTCCGGGCGCTCTCTGTACAGCTGTTACAGTGAGGATACCGGTTTTCGCCTCGGTAATCTCACTGACCATTACCACCTGTCCGGCAATGCCAATCGCCTCATCAGTGATACGCAGCAAATCGCCCGGCTCTAACCTGCAGTATTTCCATGGCAGCCTAAACGTATATTGATTGCATTCCGTCTGTGCGATGCGTGTTTTCATTTGTGCGTATTTCAGCGCTCGTTCTTTTGTGTGATACCATTTGGCATCATAGGTAACGCTTCGCACGCCGTATTTTTTGATGCTTTCTATATCCTGATAGCTGACGGATTCTTCCTCGTAGTTGTTTGCACGGTTTAAAAAATTGACAGTGATGTAATTATATATCTCGGTGCTGTCTTTTCTTTTGACCGTTACCGGTGCACCGCTCTGAGAAATAAAATCATCAGCCGTCAAATCATACATGATCTGTTTGTTTGGCGACCACTCAGCACGCTGCACGTCATCACGCACAGCAAATTTAAAGCGGTCGACGCTCCAAAACATGTAAGTATTAGTAATTTCCAACAGATTAGCAATAATCGTTTGTGCCTTATCTTGCCTGCTGAATGCATCATTTGGTGTGCTGATAAGCAAATCAGCGTTAGCGCAATATTTGGCGTAATCGGCAAAGCTCGCCTCATCGATGTATGAGCCTAAGCCGATTTTGCTCAATATATCTTTAATGACGTAAGCGGGATTTGCATCAGTGTTATCGGCAATCAGTGAGCCGCGGACCTCAAAACTGTATGACGGCATTGAGGCATTATCCTCGCCTAAAAAAATCCTGCCATACAGATACGCTAAATTATCATAGCCTGTTGCGATGTCGGCATGATTTGTACTCATGTAGGTTGTCGGCTGATTATTGTCGCCCTTGTTGAGTGCCAGTCCTGCACCCTCGTTATTGGTGTTGGCGTTCAATGCGCCTAAGCCTGCGTAGGCTGTATCGCCCACCCACACTTTATTGATACCGCTTATCACGCCCTCGCCCAACGCAAGCTCAGCATAAACATAATACAGATATGTTATGGTGGTGCTTTTTGATTTGCCGCTTTTCTGCGTAGTGCGTTTTTCTTTTGTTTCAAAATCCTGATAGCACATAAGATTTGGCGACACCTTACACGTGCCGTACAACAGCGGCACGGGTGTACCAAACTCACAGACGGTGCTTTGGAAAGCGTCTATTTTTTGCGAGCGGCTCGTAAATTTCGCACCTTTAAAAAGTCCCATCTTTTAACCTCCAAAATCCCGTTGCCCTGCTCCTGCCTTTTGCATCCAGCAGCAACGGCTCATCCAAATCTGTGATGCATGTGCCGTTATCGGCGGAGCAATGGATGATGCAGCCATTGCCTAAATACATTGCAAGATGTGCATAATTGCTGCGTCCCCAGCGATATGAGATAACATCGCCGGGCTGAAGCTCATCGACCTCATAACAATATTTTGTAAGATATGCAAGCACAAGCTCTTTACAATTTTTTTGACAATACCAATCGCCGCTGTAACCAAATTCCATAGGGATGTCAGCCCATCCCATTTCTTTGTAAATATTGGTAATGAGCGTACAGCAATCAAGTCCTGCACCCTTGACGTTAGCGCCGTTGATATGCGGCGTACCCACATAGCTCAGCGCTGTTTCGTATAATTTGTTATTCATCATAATTTCACCAGCACATTTTTACTAGGCTTTAACGGAATCATACAGGTGTATGCATCTTTGCTTGCCGTGCTTACTACGCCTGACTGCTCTTGATATACATTCTGAGGCGCGAACGTCCTCAGCGGTACAGATGCATTTAAACCGATAGTTTCACTCTTTACAGATAATTTGACGCTGATGCCGCCGCATGATGACACCTCGCAGCGTCCATTAAACAGCGACAACACCCCCAGCACAGCGCCATTTTCAGCGTCCAAAAATGCACGGCTAAGAGTTAGCTGACAATCATCAAATTTGCCCTCGTGCACGGCCTTTAGCAAAAACATGTTATCCACGTTATCATTATGCTGGCGGTCGGCGCTGATTGTGACAGACAGCGTTTCTACGGACGGCTGTCCCGCTGTCTTGGTCTGATCACGGCTGATGATAAACATATCATGTCTGTATGTTTTGCCATTAAAGCTGACATCGCTGTCAAAATCAGCAATGTGATATACACTCCCGCTGCTCAGCGTCAGCGTAAACAAATCGCAGCAGATAAATTCGTTGTCAGCGTTGAGATGCTGAGCGAGGTCTAACGTGCAGTTTTTCATGTTCATCACCTCACTGTAACCAATTTCAAGTCAACGTTGTTTACATTCGCAAAAGACTGGGTAACAGAAAGCGTATCTGTGAAGCGTACACGCCAATAATAGTCAAAGCTTGCTTTGACAACGCTTTTTGCCGTCGCATCTGGCACTGTCAGTACGTCCCCATCCAATGTAAAATCTACAGTCTCGTTATCATCAACATAAACCCGTACATTGTCGGCCTTTTCGCAAGGCAGGACATAGCCGCCATTTTTAATAAACAGCTGATATTTACCGCTTTCATCCCTACTAAACTCCTGCAGCTCGACGCGCGCGCCATAATCCTTGTAAAAGAAAGGTAAAAGAGTACCCTTGCATTTTGCATAAAAGCCCATTAGCAGCGACAGATTCTTATCGTCTAAAGCAGTAAAGCTCACAGTAAATGATAGTTTAGGATACAGTTGGCTACAAATCGCCCTACGCCTGCCGCTGGCGGTTTCTGTCTGTGTGACCTCCCACGCCTGCTGCAGTGTACTGCTCCATGCTGTTTCACCGCTGTCAAGCGGAAATATTCTTTCAGCCATATGCATCCCCCTTAAAAAGTATCAAACGCCGTATTAAAATTGCGGTTGTCGTCCAAAGTTGCCTGCTTTAGAACCTGCATGCCTCCACGCGCCAAAAAGTCAGCAAAGCTGGATGCATCCAACGCTGATACGTTAAGAGTGATGCTGTTGCTCGTAGAGCTGCTGGAGGAAGCAACGCTGGCAGGACGATTATAAGCACCACCGGAACCGACAAGCCCGCCGCTGGCAAAGCCTCTCAAACGTCCCGTATTCAGGCCATTAAGGAACGGTACACCCAAACGGTCTACAGCCTGAGCGTTAAGCACGTACTCACCATTTGAGAGCATAGCCGGAACACTATCACTCGTACCGGTACCGGGACCAGCGACAGCACCACCTGAAGCAAAGGCATTGCCGAAAGCACCCTTCCAACGTGCCGCAAAACCACCACCGCCGCCAGTGCAAGCAGCTACGATAGTTGCATAAATAGCTGCTTGAATAAGCTGTGCAATGAGCTGCTGCAGAATGTTTTTCATAGCATCTCCGAAGCTCTGAGCTCCGGTAATCCAATCAGTTATAGCGCCGGAAAAATCCTTTGCCAGCTGATTGCTGGTCTGCTGAATCTTGCTGATGGTATTGATTTTCTGCTGTTCTTCGTCATATTTTTGTAAGGCTTCATTCATTAAACGAACCTTTTCTTCATAGGTTGTAGCTTTATCCGCTTTTGCCTTACCCGCCTCAAAGTCACGTTCAGCGTCCATGCTCCATTTACCAACAGTAGAGGATGTATCGTGTCGCGCTTGCCATTCTGCCTCCTTGTTATCGTAGTCAGTTTGAGCACTATTGGCCTTAGCCGCAGCAGTCTGATTGATATTATCAATCGTATATTGATGCGTTTTCTTAAGTAAAGCCAGCTACTCATTAAGCATGTCCAGTTCTTTTTGAGATGCTCCACGCAACTGCGCTTCCTTAAGTGCATTTTCAGCAGCAAGCATCTGTTCCGTGTAGGCCAGTTCCTCTTCCTGCAGTTCCTGCTTTTTGTTGAACTCAATTTCTTTGAGCTGAATCTGATATTTTTGAGCGTCAGTGCCATACTTTTTAGCAATAGCGTTCTGAGCTTCAAACAAATCTTTTTCTTTTTTCAAAACAAGCCGGACATAGTCGTTTTTGATTTTCTTCCGCTCCTGAGCTATCCTGTTTTCGTCCTGCAGAGCCTTTAAGGCTACATTCTCATTTCGGCTATTGCCACCTGTTCTAGCTACATTGGTATCTCTGCTTGGGATTATGAGCGGCCTTTTTGGTATCACAGGTCGTTTTTTAGGCTTTTCAGCAGAAGAATCATCACCATAGCTGCCACCGGCACCACCATGACCATCATCAGCCGAACTTTCTGTAGCTGTTGCTCTTTGCTTTGCTGCAAAAACCTTATTAAACCATTCTATAGCCTTTCTGGCGAAATCTTCCACTGCATCCATGGCATCACCAAGCATATCGGCAAAATCGTTAAACCAATTATTATGGTCACCTGTAATATCTGCCCACATATCGCCTATCGTATCAAGAATCCACCGTACAACGCCCAGAATAGCTTCTGTAACAGCTGTACCGATGATAACAACAGTATCAAGTATACCCTGGACAGCTGCCTTTACCGCATTAGCCAAATCATCCCAATAGGTGATTATCAGCGCAATAGCAGCGCCGATTGCAGCACCAGCAGCCACAATACCTGCAGAAAGTCCCAGCACCGCGCCTAACGTCGCTACGGCTGCAACCGATACAACAACAAGCACTGCAGCAAATGCACCTATTGCAGCGATAACAGGAGCAGGCACGCACTCTTTGATGACGTCGCCCATGCTCTTGCCCTGCTCTGTTGCTGTCTGCATCTTCTGCTGAAACTCTCCCAGTCTGTCGGATACATCCTTTAGGATGCCCTTGATGTTAAAGGCTTCCGTCAGATACTTACCTACAGCAGCGGAAGTGTTGCCGGCAGTTTCTTCGATGTTAGCCAGAAGACCGGCAACTTCTTCAGAAGTCTTGGCCATCATGCCGCCGAACTGATCGTTCATTCCTGCGACAATGGTCTGCACGGCTGCTTTAGAGTCAATAGCGCCTTTAGAACAAAGGTCCTTCATCTCAGCTACTGTTTTACCTGCAGCCTGCGCCAGCATATCCCATGCCGAAATGCCTGCGCTGGTAAGCTGCATCATGTCCTGAGCATTAAGCTTACCGCTGGTCTGCATCTGCCCTAATGCATATGCAAGACGGCTAACACCTTCAGTGCCTAAGCCTAAACCGCTGGCGGCATCACCTAAGTTGGTAAGCATAGGGATAATCTCTTCAGCTTTAAAGCCGAACGCCATCAGCTGCTGACCTGCGCTTACAACACCGGGTACGTCGAAGGGTGTTTCTGCAGCAAACTGCTGTAAATCCCTCAGCATCTGCGTGCCAGCCTCAGCAGATTTCAGCATGGTCTGGAAGGCAATCTCATACTGACGCATCTGTGCTGCAGCCTGTACGGACGCTATGCCCATATTAAGAATACCGCCCGCCATACCGGTGAAGACGTTGCCAAGCTGCACTGCAGCAATAGCGCTAAGTGCTCCGGTCATCTTATTGCATTTATCAGCAAAGCCTTTTATTCCGCTGGTTGCCTTTTTGGACTGCTTGCTGACAGTTTCCAGATTATCACCTACACGCCGTACATTCTTGCTGTCGATGCTGTCCAGACTCTTGCGCATTGCTTTCACGTCGGAATTCAGCTGCTGAAACATTTTGGCAATATCGGTAAGAATGGCCGTCGATTTGCTCATTTTTGCGGACATTCTGCCGGCAGCTTCACCTGCAGCTTCTACTGCTGCTGCAGTTCTGCTGAATCCTTGCTCAGCCTGTTTGCTATCCGCCGTAATTTTGACGGATATTTCTTTATTTGCCATTGCCTGCCTCCTTCCTCTGACGCTCAAAATCAGCATAGAAGCGTTCCCGCTCCCTTGCCTGCTCTTCTTTGGTCTTCTGCTTCAAGAACGGTCGCATCAGTGTACCTGCTTTGGCAGGCTTGCGGAGATGCGGGGAAATGATGTTGGCTACCCAGTAGGCCGTTTCCCACCGCTTTGCCATTCTTATTTCATTGCATGCATCGACCATATCGTTAAACTCAAACACCGAAAGCCTGTCAAACTCCCAAGGTTTGAGCCTTAATTCACCAAAAGCAAGGGTTTTAGCTGCATTGTACCATGTCCGCATAGATACGCAGCCACCACCCTCGCTAATTAGTTTTTTTCGTATTCAATATCAGCCTTCTGCTCATCAGTCAGCTCGTCCGGGAACAGTTGATAATAAGCTCCCACGCCTAAAATACCGCTGGCAGCCACAGCCTTCACAACAGGCAGCTGGATATCGGCAATGCTGTAGCCGTTTTCCATGGCCTCATCAATCTTTTCAGCATAATACTGTTCAGTCTTATTGCCGTTCTGGCTCATGCCTACGCTCAGCAGTACCAGCAGATTTTTCAGACTCAGCTTGTCAGCGTCCTGCAGCACCTCGCCAATCGGACATTTCAACATGTCCTCTACACGGCGCAGGCGACCGATATTAAACCAAATCTGCTGACCTTCACCAAAAGCCTTAATGTCAATCTTTTTCATTCGTTATCCTCCATATAAGAAAAAGGCCAGCTAAGTGCCAGCCTTATTTTAAGAATCAGCCCTTGCTCTGTTCGCTGAGGGGACCATCGCCGCTGATGGTGCCTTTAAGAGTAGCAACATCATCATGCGGAGTGCTCAGAGAGCATTCAGTAATAGAACCCCAACCGGTAACAAAGCTCTTATCCGGATATTCAAATTTAACATGCACCTGCTTGCCTGCCAAAAAAGCAGCCTCCAAGAATTTAGCACCGGTATCACCTGCAAGATACACAGTTTCCAAGTCGATGGACCAGCTGCGCAAACCTGGCAGGGTAGATTTCCAACCACCGGAAGTCTTGTGGGAAGCATCAATCTCATCAGCCTCACGGTTCAAATCACCGCTGCGCTGACCACCCAGCAGAGTCCAGGTCGGCGCTGCTTCGGTAGTGCCGGTATTCAGGTAAATCAAATAATCTTTGCCCGCAGTCGCAGTGCTGGTCGCATCGGTGCGGGTTGGGAAAGTATATTCACTCATATCTGTTCCTCCTAACAATCAAAATAAACTTCATAGGTAATCAGCGCCATGCCTGCATCAGCCTTACCCTGTGCCACACCGAAAACGATTTCTTTAACCTGGCTGTCAATACACCAGCCGCCTAAATCGTGGTAATGCGTCAGCAAGGCATCCAGCTTATCAGCCAAGGCATCGACGCCTTCAACGCTTGCCGTATCCAGCAGGTAGATGCTGTATGTCAGTACGCCCTTGCGCCCGCTCTTAGTCATCTCCACATAGGTGATACGGTCACAGCTCACAGTGCCTTCCAGCTTATTGCCACGGCCGGCACCGGTAACAAGGCTGCTCCAATGCACTTCCGGTATCTGGTCCTGCAAAAGCCCCATGATAACATCTGTAATTTCAGTACGCCTGCTCATGAACGATACAGAGGAATACTAGCTCGCCCCTGCCCTCCGGTGACGCCGAAATCAGCAGCTGTAAGACTTGCCATAAGGCGTTCCATCTCAGCCTTGTACAGCTTCAGCTTCTGTGCGTATATGTCGCTGTTTTCTACACCGCCAGCGCCGTTAAATACAGTCGTAGGGTCTGTGCCGGTCTGCAGCAGGCATCTGTTATAGCAGGCTGCCACAACGCCCAAACGCTTGACTATGTAGGGTACAGGCTCGGGGATATCGGTTACCTTCAGCCTGCTTGCCAAGCTGTTTATGATTTCATTGCCATAAGCAATATCATCATAGGTACAATTCAATACCGCGTCCTGTATATCTCCAAAATCAATGTAATCCATTATAAACCTCCCAGCAGACTGTCTAAAGCCTTGGCAAATCTGCTGACAATAACAGGCTGCATAACATCAGCTGCCTTGTAAAGAAAAGGGTCCGCCTTTATGCCTGGGTGACGCACACGCTTGCTGAAGACAAATTCCTTGTTTATGGCAAAGCGCAGCACCTTTTTACTGCGTGGCACAATCACATACGGCTTAGTACCTTCATGCTGCCATCGCGCTATGTTGTTTGTAAGCATAACTGTACCTTGGTTGTCTTTAGCCAAGCTCATAATGCTTTTTTCAGTCATACCGCTTCTAGTGATGAAACGATGATGGTCACGCGCATATTCCCTGACATCTCTGACGGCCATCTTCACCTGCCTGCGTACCATATCGCGCGTTTGGACCGGTGCGGCCTCGAAAGCACGCACCAGCTTATCAAATTCGCGCGTAATCTCTACGCTTTTCATTATTCAGCAGCAGTCTTATGTACGTAGATAGCACCTTTCTTGTTTTCCAGAACGAATGCATCATAGCGCACACGGCCTTCAACCAACCAGCCGTTGATGCCAGGCGGGTTGTCATGAATCTTATAATCTGCCAGCTTAACAGGAGCGCAGCAGGCGATAGGATTGGTAATGATAAATGCGGTTTTCGCCGGCATGTAGGATGCAGGTACCACGATAATGGGGATGCCATCTACCATACCAACCTGACCTTTTACCAGCATATCTTGTGCCAGGTCGGAAGCCTTGATGAAGGATTCGTCCTGCTTCAGCAGCTTGAAGTAAGATGCAGCCACATAAGCAATACGGTTACCTAAAGGAGCTTTCTCGTCGGTCAGCTTCTCGGTGCCGTCGAGGAAGGCGCTGTAAGCGTTAGCCTTGGTAACTGCAGCGGTTGCGCTGTTCTTAGCGCCTGCAGCGATTTGTGCAAGACGATAAATATCCAGCTCCGGAATGATTACCTCGTCAATCTGGCGCTGTAATGCTGCACCGGCTTCTTTCAGCATACCGGTATCCTGATAGTTGCTCTTGTCGATGGTGAAGGTGAAGGAACGGTCCTTAGTCAAAGTCAGCTCCTGTACGGAATCCTCCAGCTCTGCCGGGGTGCCATAACGGTTTGCGCCGGTAGAAGTGTAATCATTCATGCCGGCGGTAGGAATGGAATAAACCTTTACAGTCTGCACACCGGTGAAATCATAATCGTTGTTGATTGCCGGAGCAGTCAACGGGCCAGTCTTGAAGCGCTCGTCAATCTTTGCGCTATACTTGTCTGCATAGTTAATAGTCATAATAAACAATCCTCTCTTTCGTCATTAAGAATTAAAGCCACTGAGGAACGGATCATCAGAACCGCTGCCACCGCCATTGCTGCCGCCACCGCCTGCACCGTTGGCCTTAACTGCCCAGCTGTTCTCCTTCAGCCAGCCGTTAACGCCGTCTTCCAGGCTGATTTCTTTGCCATCACTGCCGGTATATGCAAGGCTTTCATCGTCTTTTACAACAATACTGCCTTCCAGCAGCTTAGCCATGTTCTGCGGGCTCGCAGCGTTGCCCTTGGTCAGCAGTTCTACAGCCTTAGCCATCTTCATGCCGTCAAGACGCTTGGTCTTTTCTGCCTTCGCGGTTTCGGTCATATCAGCCAGCTGCTTAGTGACCTTGCCAACCTGCGCGGTTAAGTCAGTAATCTGCTTTGCGACCTCATCAGGCTTTTTGCCGCCCTGGGCAAATTGGTCTAATGTAGTCTTAAGTCCTTTGGCTTTGTCTACCACATCGTCACCATCGTCCAAACCAACAGCCTCTAAGATGCTTTTCAGCTTTGTCGTACTCTGCTCTCCTGCCGTGCGGTGCTTCTTAGCCTCGTTGTTGAGAGTGTTGATTTCGCCCTTGATAGCAGCGATAAGGTCAGCACCGTTCTCAACTTTTTCCAGTGCTTCGTAAACCTGTTTCATTTCCATTTCTGATACCTCCATATCATGGGCCTCCGCCCTGTATTGTGCCCTCTCCTGGGCAATAAAAAAGCACGCTGTTACACGTGCTTGATTAACGATGTTAAATTATTACATCCCCAATGAAAAAGCAGACTCTGAGTTTTCGCTCAAAATCTGCTTGTAAACCTATATTTATCTTTCTAAATCGTCAACACCAAGCACAAGCGCTAGTCTGCGGGAACTCACCATTTTTTACAAGCAAGCTAACCCTGACCATTGCCATCCCTTTATACATTCCAGAAACATTCTTGGCATCTTGTACAACAAAACGCTTTGCAGGCTCTTTAACATCAACCTGTACAATACCAAAATTACTTTTATCATCTTCGGGGAAAAACTTGTATTGTACGTATTCATCTGTTAATTTTAATAATTCAAGCGTCAACATTTTTTTCTCTCCAGTACCTTTCAGCTAGTGAGTAATTATATTTCGTATTGGTTAAATCATGTGCTTCATCGTAATTATACCCTATTTTTTTCATAATAGCAAATTCTAAATGTTCATGTTTAAGCATCAATACATCATGTTCTTGAATATTTTTACCTTCCAAAAGTCTTTGAAAAGATTGTGACATTTCAAAGTTCGGATAAAAACGATGATGTCCATCAGCTAAATCGTACTCATTAATAAATACATGTTTAAAAATGCTTTCCAGACGCTTTTTAGGATACCCTGTATTTTTGTGTATTTTATTAACAAAAGCATGTATACCATTCTTGCGACGTGCTTCATAATATTTTTCCGCATGCTCATAACGTCTAGTATAATCTGGGTCGTTCTTATCATTCAAAGCGCCAGATATAGCACCTGCCGACAAATCACTCAGCCTGCCTTTTACTTCCCGCATTCCAGCATACCCACGCATATACTTGCGCCAGTCTTCACCATCTTTCCACGCCTTCAAACCGTCACGCCCCAGCACCTGCGCCCTGCGTGACTCCGGCAAGCTATTCAGCCATTTATCGCCAGCTTCCCGCACCTGGTCGCGCTGCTGCTGCATATCAACTTCGCCTTCAATGACTTCCACGTACCGGCATAAGCAATGCGGGTGCACTGGCAAAGGCGGCAGCTTATCCTTGGGATATATACCTGCACCCAACCCATACATATCAGCTTTGGCGTACATGTCGCAGATGTCGAAAACAGGGTGACGGCTGCTTAATTTGAATTTCACAGCCACAATATCAGCGTCTGTTTTCATCTTAGCTATGAAGCCATCAGCCCATGCCCTCGCCATCTCGGTTCGGGTGATACGTTCAGCAACATAGCGGGATTTTTCGTTGACAGCAACTTCCACGGCCTTTTCAATAGCCTTTTCATTGCCTTTCTGCACTGCTTCCAGCAACTTATTATAGGCTGCCTGCAGTGCCTTGTTAGGTGCACCATTTTTGGCCAGACGATTGATGTTGTCAATGGCCTGCCTTTGCTCAGCCAATGCCTGCAGGTCGTTGCCGGTTGCCTCCCTTACCTTCTGCAGATATTTCGGCAGCTCCTGCCTGCTGATAATATCCTTGCCACCGTTATATACGTTCTGACCATCATCGCCATATCCGTCATACAACGCCCTTGCAGCCTCAGTCCAGGTCTTGTTCCGGCGCATCTGCTCCTGCAGGGTACTTACAATGGCACCGCGCATTTTCACGCCTACGCCATGCAGCTTTTCAGATAGCGTCATGCCGCTTTCATCCCACTTATCGGCCAGCTCTTCACCCATGCTTTCTACTTGCGCTTTAGTCAGCATAGTCGGAACAATACCATAAGCATAAGCTGCAGCCTCTACAAGCGCAGGCTTCAGTTCCGGTAGTGTAAACAGCTTACCATAGTGGCGCTGCACATTATCCAGTGCCTCTTCAAACTTCATGCCACTAGCAATCAGCCTTTGTAAGTAAGCTACCGCTTTTTTAGCATCCCTGCGCCAGCTTTTATTCAGTTTGTTAATCAGCTGCGCCAGTCTGTCCGTCGTCGCCATCATCGCCACCGCCATTAGCACCAAAAGCATGGCTATAATCCAGCTTTTCCTGCTCCAAGTGCTCTTCGTAGGTCTTCACCAGTGCGTCAAAGTCATCAGCCTTAAGCTCCGGCAGATAGCTGGTAAGAACGCGCTTGAATACTTCCATGTTAAATTCATCGCCAAAGTTCAAGCCTTTAGCAATTTCAGCATTAGCAAGCTCCTGCTCAACCTCACTGATTTTGAAGTCATTCGGGTAGTTCACACTGTATTCCAGCGGCACGCCGGTCCAGATACTGAACAGCCTTGCCAGATTCTCTTCCGCTGCTTCCACGAGGTCTGCAAAATCGGATAGAATCTGATTGGTTGCCTCATAATCCCACGCTTTCGCCTGCCCGCTCTGCTGCTTGCTGGAGCCTGTTACGTTGACAACAACGGCCATGCGGTAAATCTCCTGCTGCAGTGTAGCAATCTGCGCTGCCAGCACCGTTGCAGGACCATCAGGCGGAGCGATGAACGCAGGCGCGTGGCTGCTCTCCGGAGGATATCCCAAGGCATTATTGGTGCCGATGTTGATACTGTCTGGGTCACTCGAAGGGTAACACAGAACGCTGAAGGTCTGATTGACTAAGATGTCAGCCAACCAGCTGCACATATTGTAGATAGCAAGATTTGTTTTTGCTATACTAAGGAATTCACTAGGCGGGAAAGGATTGTGACTATTCCTCACTTTGCTAACTAGAGGAACAACCGGTACGCGCCCAAGATTCCAGGTTCCGCTGTGCTTGCCTTTGCTGTCGATAAGTTCCCACCCTTCTGCCGTCAGTGTGCGTGTCGCCATCGTCTGTTCCTGGTATGCATCAGGCTCTATGAAAACAAACTTTGTGATACGTCCCAGCTTATCCTGACAGATTTCCTTGACTGCATTAAGGTTAACCACAAAAGCGTAAGGCAGGTTATTGCGGTCCGCTTCCAGGTCTGCCACGCGCATATCCTCAGCATCGCCCTGAGCCTTATCCATAACGATATAAGCGACACCCTGCAGCTTCGCACTGCAGGCAGCCTGCTTCATAAGGTTCTGGATGCTGGTGCCCAAGAAGTCAACATCCTTACTGAAGGTTTCCCACAGCTCCGAACCTGCGCCGCTCCAGTCACGCACGGCCAACGTTTTGAAGATTGGCGCTACATGAGCATTAACGCAGGGCGCGAGATAGTTAAGGTAGTACGCCAGCTCGCGCCTCATGCCGTACTTTCCTGCATCCTCACGCGGGTGCTGGGTTAAATAGCTGCCGTCAAGAAAGCCTCCGCAGCCTTCATAGCCATCTTCCAGCATTTTGTATAATCCATGTTTATCATTACGCATTTTTTCACCTCTCTTAATAGTTGACGCGCATCGGTTTAGGCCTTGCCACCTCCACGATGTCCTCACATACGCCTGTCAAAGCATCCGGAGCATCATCGTGTGTGTTCTTGCCTTCCTTCTGGTACTTGCTCAGTGCTGCATAAAACTCCGGCCAGCGGTTCTTCCAATCGCTTGGGAAATAAATATGCTCCATACACCACGTAGCATTAGACAAGATTCTTGCAGCCTTGTTCTTATGCTGCGTAAAGGTTTCAATGGTTGTATGGTTGCTATGCAGCAGCTTCTTCACGTTCCTGGCGAATCCACGCCCGCCATTGTTGCTTTCAAAGCGTGCCACATTCGTGCTGTTGCGTTCCAGAGCCCTCGCCGTTGCCGGTTCAGTTACCTCCATAGGCTCTTTCGTGTATAAAACGTCAAGCACATATGCTTCATCCGCAAATGTTCGCCCATAGATAATGCAGCAAAGGTAATCGGCGCCGGTATCAGCTGTATCCGTATAAGCACGAATCTGCTTGAAGGCAGGCAGCGCACCGTCATAGGTCTTGAAGCTGCTGTACAGCCTGCCCTTGATGTCTATCGGCTCCTGTTGGTAGTTGGCACTCCAAATATCAAGCCCCATGAGTTGCTTCTTCTCCATGCAGCTTTCAGCATCCAGCACGCCATCACACAGCATGCTGCCGTCATCCTGCACTGCCTTCATGTTGATATGCACGATTTTTTCTGCCGGATAATATTCCAGCACCTTGCCAGCCAAATCATCACTAGCCCAGCGTGTCATAATGACGATAATTTTATAATTGCCCTCGCCACGTGACAGCATGGTATTGGTAAACCAGTCCCAATGTTTTTCTTTGACATTTTCGTTATAGGCTTCTTCCGCGTTCTTGATTAAATCGTCTATGATCATCAGCCTGCAGCCGAAGCCTGTCGCTGTACCGGTTGGCGATGTAGCAAGATAACTTGTCTGCTGTCCTTCAAGGCTCCACAGATTCATAGCGCCGTCGCCACGCTTAATTTTGGTGGCGGGGAATACATCACTATAGACCGGCTTATAAATATCCGCCTTAGCCTCGCTGATGCTGTCACGCACGTTCTTACTGAAGCGCGTCGACAGTGTTTCGTTATAAGAGCCAATCATAACCTGCAAGGTGTTATCCCTGCCCAGCGCCCATTCCACGAAGTTGCTGGCAGTGTAGCTCTTGCCATGACGCGGAGGCATGTTCAGTACAAGTATCTTCTTATCTGAGGTCAAGAACCATTGCAAGGTATCGCACAGCTCCTGCAGGTACTTGCGGTCGCTCCGGTAGAAGTCCGGTTTCTTCAGCTGGGCGTAAAAAAAGAACCTGCGTCTTGCAAGTTCTATCTTTGCTCCCAATGTAATCAGCTGCTTATCCATCCATACCAGCCAGCTTTTTCAGTTCTGCATCCGTCAGCCCTGCGAACGGATTGGCAAGCTCACCGGAGATTTCCACATTTTCTTTAGGCTTCAGGCCTACGGTATCGCGATAAATTTCAAAAGCCTTGATGTTGCCACGCTTAGCCTTCAGCTTCAGCGCGTCCAGCATCTCCTTGCGCTCATCGTCGGTCGTGAAGTCAGCGTCCAGCTCGCGGAACGACTTCAAGCGGCGGCGTGCTTCACCGGATGCCTGCCCGCCTTTTCTGCCTTGTTCTCGGGCTTCACTCGAGCTTAATCGTTTCAAGTTAGCCAGTTGTTTCTTTGTAGGCATTCATCTCACACCACCTTAATCCCACATCATCAATAATATCCCAAAATTCTTCCACATCATGCGGTACAACATAAAATCCTGTTTCGTTCTTCTCAAAATCAATACCAACATGATGCAACTCATGCCTTAATAATGTTTCTAGCTGTTTTTCGCTAAAGCCAACTACATTCGGCTCATAAACCACAATAAAAAAATCATAGGGACAGCACCAGCTGTAGCGGTCGCTCACTAAGTTGCAGTCAGCAAATACTGTCCGCTTATTGCGCTTCTTCTCTTCCAGGCTGGATAAGTAGGCTATTTTTACTTTAGCAGCCTTTATATCCGCAAACTCCGGCAAAGTGCGTATCAGCTTATTAGCCATCAACCTATACTTTTTACTGTGCTCCATGATATACCTCGAATTCTTCTACCCTTGCCGGACGCGCCGCATTGCAGTGCGGTGTCCTTGCGTCCGGAAAGAAGGTGTTCTATTCCGGCGTGGTAAAAATTTACAAAAACCCACGCCCGGCAAAGGCAGAAAATATATAAGGGCAGTCACCGCAGCTTCTGCCCCTCACTACTTCGCCCGCAGGCTTTTCGTTATTCTTATTGGTGCGTAGGGCTGGAATTGCACCAGCGTTGTATCTTACGTCACGGATTTACAGTCCGCTGCCTTCGCTACTCGGCTCACCTACGCATATAAAAGCAGGGGGTAAAGGGATTCTTGACGCCAGCTGCACAGCTGCGCTACGAATATTTGCAATGTCCTATTCGCAACTTGCATCTACTCCCATTCGGGAACCTTGCCCCTGCACCCGGGTATCTTTAAAATCTTACCATAACGCCACCCATGACGTTATCAGCTCTGCCGGCTACCCAACCACCAGCATTGCCTTTCAGCGGGAAGCTAATAATGCTTACCGCGCCATCTTTAGAGATGCCAGCACCAATGCCCCAGCGCCGCGTTTTATCCACTACCGGTATCTTTATATTAAGATCCGTGCTGCTGGTCTGCGTCAGCGTCAGTTTATTCTTGTCAAACAGGTACTGTTCATTCTCTGCTTTGGCTACAACGAAGGCCTTGTCATTAACCTTAACATTCAGCACCGGCTTATTGAGCTTCACGTCAATATCCGTTTTCTCCGGTTCGCTTTTAGTGCTGCCATCAACAGACTTGTAGATAACAGTTTCTTTAGGCACATAAGCGATTTCCGTTTTCACCTTGTCCCGGTATTCGACCTGGGTAACTACTTTTGTGTCAGCCACCGGGCAGGTATGCAGAACACCGCGCAGAACGAAACCACCGGCAAAGGCAAGCGCAGCAGCTATTGTTAAAACTATTTCATTTTTCGTCATCACTGTGCCATCTCTCTTACCAAGGCATAACAAAAGCCCCACCGCCATTACAGCAGCAGGGCTTCACTCCCTTGCGTCTCTTGTTTTCTTCTCCGCTTATTATAATTATATCATCAGCGGATACTGTCAAACAATGTCACAACATATATTTTTACAATTTTTTATTCCATCTCTGAACTATTTCAAGGAAAAATTCCCCGTCTCTCGCCAGCTCAAATCTTTTACAGCATGGACAGTAAATCCCTAAAACACCTTGCTTATTAAATGCACATCTAGGCTGCCTGCCACAGCAGTCATTGATTTTCAGGTTCAGTTTCTTTCTTTTCTTCTTCATCATGCGCCAGCCTTTCCAAGATGGCTGCATGGCGGCGGTGTACGCTGCGCCAGTTGATACCCATACGTACAGCCACTTCCTCCCATGTGTAGTTGCTGAAATAATGCATTCTCAGCATCATCTGGTCCTCTGCAGATAAAGGTTCGATTGCTTTTTCAATTTGCTGCTGCAAACTTACCAATGCATCAAACTTTTCGTTATACAGACTACGCAATTCGTCAACCTTTGCAATAGTGTTGGTTGTATTGTCACGCCCGCCATTGCCACCTCCAGGCATTCCTGTTAGCTGTGAAATTCTTGGCGATGTCATCATGCTGACCAGTTCGTTCACTTGGTCCTGTAAATCAATCATCTCTAATTTTAAATACTTACATTTACGCAGATTATATTTTGTTATCAAGTTTTTGCCCCTCCTCAGACTTCTTCAAAAATCATATCCGGATACTTATACAGGAGCATTTTCCGCTTCAGCAGATATTCCTTTGTTCTAAAGCCCTTAGTGTCAACCACTACTGTACGCCCATCTTTATATTTGACGACAAAATCAGCAATATACTTTATTGCTCTTTCGGTTTTGCCGGCATGTTTGAATTTAGGCTGCAACTCGAACGTTACCTGACGTTCAAATTCTATAACCTCGCCCGCCTTGCGCAGTATTTTCAGTTCACAGTAGTAATTTTTCTCTTTGGTGCTGTCAAATATGATGCCATCACATTCAACTTTTTTGTTATGGTATTTCATTCCTGCTTGTGCATCCTTTCCCAATCAGCCAATGCTTCCGGCGTGCCAAATTCTTTTAACAGCTCACGCTGGCATTTTTCACAGTAAACGGGTCGGCCGTTGTCGAAAATGCTCGATACAGCTTTTTCTTTATCGCACCACACACAAATTTCACCTGAGCTAGTTTCCATTCTGCACACCCCCTAAAACGGAATCTCTTCGTCAAAAGGCACCTGCTGGCCGAAACTTTCCATGCTCTGCGGTGCTGGCTGCTGTGATGTCTGCTCCTTGCGCTCGATGAATTCGGCATGGTTGACGATTACTTCAGTCACCCAGCGCTTGCTTCCGTCTTTGGCATCATAGCTGCGGATTTGCAAGCGGCCTTCTACCAACAGACGTTGTCCCTTATGCACGTAGTTGCCGATTGTTTCTGACGTCTTTCCCCACGTTACGCAAGGGATAAAGTCCGCTTCACGGCTGCCGTCTTTAGTGTAGGGGCGGTCAACAGCCAGCGTAAACTGTGCTACGCAGGCACCGCTAGGGGTATATCTGATTTCGGGGTCTTTGGTCAAACGGCCTAACAGCATAATTCTATTCATTCTCATTCTCTCCTTTCAGCACCAACCGCAGCGCCAGTACAATGACCAGCGCCAGGCAGATGGTTCCTGCTGCATTATAGATTAACTCAGTAAACGGTATATCCATCATCAGCTCCGGCTAAGCCTCCTTTTCTTCTACACCGATTTGGGCTTTGATATAGGCGATGGCCTTATACAGATAATCAACATCACCGCTATCACGCCACATATTCAGATTGTAATGTACCGCCGTCATAAAGAACTGTTTTTCCTCCGCTTGGGTTTTATCCTCAACGACTTCATTTTCTTTAACCAGTTTGTCGATATACCAGCGGGCTTTTTTCAGGTCCTCAACGCCATTCTTCTGGCCCCAGCGCCACAGATATTTGATGGCATTAGCGGTACAAACAGCATCAAGGCCTTTCAGATTAATCGTAGCCGCCGCCAGTGCGTCGATGCATTCAACACAGCCTTGGGTGTAGTGCTTGGGATGGTTTACATTGTCAGTCATTATTTATGCCCCCTTATCCATTTCTCATGTCTTGCGGCAGTTCCGGCTGTCGCTAAATTTTTCAAGTTGGCCTGCCGTTTCGCTTCCAGCAATTTGTATTGCTCGGTTTTCCATTCGCTAAATGCGTTGCAGATAGCATGGCAGCCTATTCTTCTTACTTCGCATCCTCTGCAGGGTGATTTGCCTACCATCTTTTCTTGCTCACCTCTTCCTTTACCAGTCTGCCGGCTTTATGCGCCCGCCTTGCAATCTTTGCTTTGTCGTCGCAGCTGAAGGCAAGGCATGCAGGGCAGATGGTGATAATGTTAGCAGGACTGAAGTAGTAGCGGTTGCAGCTGCCGTTCTCCTGTCCGCACACTTGGCATTTACGTTTCATCTGCTCACCTCCTAAAATAAATTCTCTTTCGGCAGCACGAACCAATACTCTCCCAATGGACTAGGTGGGTACCACTCCCATTTATATCCCTGCTCCTTGCAGTACATCACCAAGGCATCAGAATCCAGGCACATACGCCCGCTCTTTCTGTACTGCTTTGCTATAGGCTCAAATTTCGCACGCATTTCATCTGCAGTATAGTGTTCAAGAGCACGGCGGCCGTCGAATATAAGACGTGATGCAAGTTTTTCCGCGTGCCAGATTTCGCCACGGCGTTGCAGTTTTTTCTCTAATTCTTCATTCCACTCCATGATATCTACCTCAATCTGCTGTTTCCGCATTTCTCCGGACAGTTGCTGCATACGTCATGATGGCAGCTGCGGTCGCACTCTTGGCAGCACAGATGGCAAGAGTGGTTGATAACGCAATCTGTAACAGGGCGTTTACAGAACCACTTTGGTTTCAGCCGTTCAATAATCGCCGGTACCTGCCGTTCCTCTTTGTATGACCACTCTTCTTCAGGCTTCAGCAACGGCAGTAAAGGCTTTTTATCGGCGATTTTGACTTTTGCTCTGGTAGCGGCACGTTTGCTTTTCTTAATCTTGTTTTTGCATTCATCGCTGCCACAGCTGGTTATATATCCACGCTCAACAGCTACGGCAGTAGCATATCTTACCGCACCGCAATCACACACACAGACGAAATGTGTTTGCTTATAAGATAAATTCAGCATCTTTTGCGCCACAGCCGGAGCAATAACCTCTGAAACAGTAAGCAGGTCAAACTTCCGCCCGACATATGAATTCCAATCTTTCCGCATCTTCCGCCCTCCCTAAAGCCCCAGCAGCTCATTCATGCTTCTGAAATCAGCTGCTACCTTCTGGCGGCGACGGCTCTTGCCGGTTACTTCTACCGGATGGCACATCTCCAGCACTCTGTCATAGATACGGCTGTTGCCGATGCTGTCAGGCTTTTTGATTTCGTCTATACTCAGGTTGGTTGTAATAATCATAGGCAGCTTTGCTCTATACCGTGCATCAATCACATTGAATACCTGCTCCTGAGCGTATTCGCTCCGGCGCTCGGCTCCCAAATCATCCAGAACCAGCAGGTCAAACTGATTGAAGCTGTCAATATAGGCTTGTTTTTCCTCAATGCTCCACAATGTATTGAGCACCCGCGCAAAGTTGGTCATCAAGCAGGTTCTGCCGGAGTCAATCAGAGCATTGGCGATGCAGGCAGCAGCAAAAGTCTTGCCAGTTCCAACGCCACCATACAGCAGCAAGCCTTTGCCCTGCTCCCGAAACTGCGTAAAGTTGCCAACGTAGTTTTTAGCAGCCCTCATTATGCGCGGGTCCGCACCATCATCAGTTGCAAAGTTCCAATGCTGCATATCGCTTTCAAGGAAGCTGGCACGGCGATGCTGCCTGATGCGCGCCTGCCGCTTTTCAGCTTTGCGCTGCTGTTCTTCTGCCGCCAATTTTTCGGACTTGCACCGGCAGAGACACGGCACTACCTTGACCATGCCCAGGAAGCTGCCGCGGAACTCTTTCGGCGTATGGCACTTACCGCAGTAAAGCAGGCCATCTTTTTCGTAATCGCCCGGCGCTGGTTCTTCTGCTGCAATCATTTTTTCCGCCTTCGCAATAGATTCCATTAAAACCTCCGTTATGTTTTCCATGTGCTCACCTTCCTAAAAATATTTGTCCAAATCAGTCATATCTTCGCCGCCCGCAGGCTTTGCAGCTGCCTTTGCAGCCGGTTTGTCGCGTCTTGCCCAATTACGGATAGTAGCGAGGTGGTTTTTATAGCTCTTGCCGCTGGAAGCCATATATTCAGACAAGCGCTGTATACGCTGGTCCCAATCAGCAGGGAACTCTGCCTTCAGCTTTTCCAGATCATCATCAGACAGCAGCACGTTTTGATATTCGCCGTGTTTATGGCGGGGGGATTTTTTAGATATACTCTTATTCTTATCTTTATCTATATCTATATCTCCTTCTATATCTATGCGTGGAACGTCCATGGATGTCCGCGGAATTTCCGTGGAATTTTGTAGCAAAAGCTTTTCCGCTTCCCTTTTTCTCCGTTTGCGTTCTCTATCTTTTTCTCTTATCGTCGCCAGCCTGTCTGTGCTTTGGTACTTCTCCCAACTTGACAGAAAAATCATGTTGTTGATAATCTCTATCATCCCAAACTGTTCAAAGGTCTTCAGCGCAAGCCTTACAGTCGATATGGGCTTGTTAAACTGCGTAGCCAGCATTTCGTCCGTATATGGGATTTCCTTTGTCAGATAGATAAAGCCGCCATCATTGACATTACCGGCAAGGCAGAGCAGCTGCACCCACATCAGCAGAAGGCTGTCACCCTCCGGCATGCTGCCAATCTGTTTGATCTTGCGGTTGTCGAACATATCAACAGCAATCTTTATCCATTTCACGTCCGCCACTTTATCAGCTCCCTTTCCATGCCGCTTTGATTATATCCAGTTCCCATGGAGGTAAGGTCTCAACGCCCACACTTTTAGCTTCTGATACAACACTGTCTATCAGTCTTGACATCTCGGCTGTTGTATAGGTGCTGCTGCCATAATATGCTATTAGACTGGTATATTCTCCATGTTGGTCAATAGTATCTGTCAACCAGCCCAGGCCATTACCACCCCACCGCGTTGAAAACTGCGGCACGGAAGAAGTAAGCATCTCTAAAGTTGTGAAACTACCAACCTCACGTATATTTTTCTGATATACTACCGTTTTCGGTGCGTTAATCTTTTCCCCAATCTTATGGCACAATTCCCAACAATAGTTGTTAGCCCTAAGACTTCTTCTTTCTTTTTTAGGTTCGATGGTTATCGTATATGGCTTCTTGTCGCCCTGCATCGCGTTCAAGACTTCAAAAACATCCTGCCTATACAAACTATCAAGCACCACCGTAAACTCTATTGTAGAGCCCATACAGGCCACGTCAGCTATATGTTTAATCTGCGCTTTCATCATCATTTCTCTTTTCGAGTAAAATTCTGCCGCATCCCTTGCAGATTTTTCCCGGCGTGCCGTCGTTGCTGTGCATGCAGTAAGAGCAACGGTAAGTAAAGCTCAAAGCTCCGTGGTAATAGGTTCTGATTTTAGAATAATCTTGACTTTTCAAATCTTCACCCCCTTACAAATAGTTCTTGCCGACTTCCGCCATCCACAAAGCATAACCGCTTTTGGTGCCGTACCTGTCCATATAGCACGATTGTGCGAACCGCTTGTACCGAAGGTCTACGTCACGGCGCTGGTGGGGGCTGTACGCCCCCCGATGATGCTCAGCGCACAGCCAGATAGTAAGACCTAAGCGGTCTGCTATCTTGCGCCCCGCCGTACCATGGATTACATGGTGGCGTTCCAGGTTCAACGTAGTACCGCAGCAGAAGCATTCTTTTCTGTCCTGCAATATACTTTTTCTCATGCGTCCGCCCGCTTTCTTAGGCTGTTCATGCATTGCGCCCATTGTGCTGCCGTTATATCCTGCAAGTTATTGAGCTGCAGGCTTTGCGCGATGCCTGCCACATCAACGCCCTTCTGCTTTGCCATCGTCTGCAGCTGCGCCAGCTGATAGCTGCTCACCTTGTCGGTATGCTTCGCTGCAGCCTTCGTCTGGCGGGGAGCCTGTGGCTCTGTTCTGTGGCTTTCCCCATACTTGCTGTCCCACAAGCCACGATACACATCAGCCGCAACGCCGATGCACTTCATAGCGTTGCCCAGCGCGTCAGTAAGGCACATTTTATAGGCTTCGTCATTGGGAACAAGCCCGTTTTTGTTTTTCTCAACGATGAAGTCACCGCCGCAGCCGTAAACCGGTTCACTCCAGCCTTCTCCATCGTGATACATAAGCGCAACAGTCAGGAACAATAAAATCTGTCCGTCACCGCACTGGAACGTCTTTTCATCGGCGATGTTAAACTTCCAGCCAATACCGCACGGACCGAAAACCGAAGTCATAGCTTCAATCTTCCACTGCGGATTAATGTCGCTTTTGCCTTTTAAGTTGCCGCCCTGGATAGGCTTGATAGCTTCGGCAGGCGGAGCAGCAAGCTGACTATAAAATTTCATGTTATCCATAATAGGCCGCCTTATTTAATCTGCAGGTTCTGGCGCGCTACCAGCTCGCAGCCCGGTACAGTTTCACCGGCCTTGATAGCCTTTTTGACTGCAACCTTGTCCAGCTCCGGATCTTTGAATTTCAGGAATTCTTCCGGAACATCGCCGATGCACTTTGCGTCAAACTCTACCGCTTCGCTTTTGCGGAAGCTCATGGCCACCTTCGCACTTTCAAACTTTTTGCCGTTCAGATAGCGGCTCAAAAAGCCTCTAAGACTTTCCGCCTTGGCCTTCTTAGCCTTTTCACGTTCTGCAAAAGCGTTCTTCTGCGCTTTCAAAGCTTCTGCCTCCGCTAACAGGTTTTTATACCAGCAGCCCAGGTTCTCAATCTTCTTGTCGCGCTCCATTTCCAGAGCTGCGATTGCTTCAAGGTCAATGATTTCACCGCTTTCGGTATCTACGACACGGCTTTCGTCCAACTTGACGCAGGCCGCCAGTCTTTCGTCTATATCAAACAGTTTCATGCTATGCCTCCTTTAAACTTACGTTATTCACGATGTTCTGCAGCTCCCGGGTGGTAAGTCCGGCGAACTGATCCATGTTAAACATTTCTTTGGTGATGCCTTTTGCAAGCAGCTGATTTTGGAAGTAGTCCATTGTCAGGCCGTCATAATCTCTTTCGTTCATCTGCGCACCTCAATGGGAATCAACACGATGTCCCCCGGCTGAAGGTCACCCTTCAAATTGCTGATTTTCTTTGTATAAAAGATGACCTCGCGAATATCTCTGCGGTCTCCTTCGCGCTGCATGGTGTCACCCACCAGGTGCCAAAGGGTATCCCCTTCGCAGGCCGTAGCCTTGACAACATATTTTTCCGTCGGACGTGTTGCATCCCATGCAGCCCAAACGCAGCAGGCTGCCAACAGGGCAAATAAGATTTTTTTCATGTCTACAACTCCTTTACGTTAAACGGATCAGTCACATCCTTGCCGTCATATGTGCTGAGGAACTCTTCCAAAGATTCCCGGCGGCATTTAAGGTTGCCAAGCTTCATGAATCTCAGCAGACCGGATTTTTTGAGCTTGTAAACGTAATCAACATTGCATTTCAGAAGCTTGCTTACTTCCGCAACAGTCAAAAGCTCTATACTTGCCATAATCTTTGCCTCCCTTCATCCTCACGCCCCGCAAAACTTGTTGATAAAGTACTGCTGGCCTTTGCCGGTAACCTTGGTTGTTTTGCTCACGCTGACGTGGCCGTCACTGTGGGAAATAGCCGTTTCCTTAATCTTGAACAAGCCCATTTCCATCGCTCTCTGCGTGGGGCTGTTGTAGTCCGCGCCCTGACGCTTAATCAGGTACCCTTGCTCACGCATCCAGTTGAACAAGCGCTTCTGACCAATCGGATGGCCGTTCTGCTTCAAAATCTTCGCAAGGTCACCAATCAGAATAGTGCTGTCGCTCGCGCTCACCGCATCTGCAAACAGCACCTTCGGCTTCGCCGCTGCCACATCGCATTCCAGCTCCTTAATGCGCTGGTCACGCTGCCGGATCGTGCTTTGCGCTACCAGCACAGCCTTCGCCATAATCTCTGCGTCCGTCATGTTCTCACTGCCTGCGATGTAACCGCCGGTCTTTCTGATTGCCGGAATGACTTCGCTTGTCACCCAGCGCTTGAATTCCTTCGCTTTGGGCATCTTGCTGGAGAGGATTAAGCTGTAAAGACCGCTTTCGTTGATGAGCCATCCGCCGCGCTGTCCTAAACTCGATAACGAATCGTTATTGAGTTTGTCCTCGTCATCAACATGGTCAACAAGCGCCTTGCTTGGGTTGGTATACCCAAGAATCTCTGCTACATCCTTACCAACAAACCAAGGTTCCCCGTTTTGCCGGATTGTACGAACTTGCCCAAACTCGGGACTGTTGAAAATTTGTAAATTATTCATTTTGCGCCTCCTTTTTTGTCACGATACGTGTCACGATTAGGCATAAAAAAGACGTTCTACACTTGTAGAATAATAATGTGCCAGCTTAACCTTGATTTCATCTCTAGGAATTCTATTCCCTGTTTCGTACATAGTTAACGCTGAAACGCTAATTCCAATGGCTTCAGTCACTTCTTTTTGCGTTTTCTTTTCAGAAAGACGCAATTTCAAAAGACGTTCTCCAATAGTTTTAGCATCGTTCATTTTATCACCTCCGTTTTCTTTGTCACGTTCTGTGACTAAATTTATAATACCACTTCAGGCTCTTAATGTCAACACGTTTCGTGACATTTTTCTGGTTTTTCCCTTGCTATTATTCACGTTACGTGATATTATTTAAGTAGTTACTAGAAAGGAGCTTTATCATGCCATTTAACACAATGCTTAAAACACTCAGACTAAAGAAGGGATTAACACAAGGTGAATTAGCTAAATTAACAGGTCTTACGCGAAGCGCAATAGGCATGTATGAATCTGGCAACCGAGAACCAAAATATGAAGTCTTGGAATTGCTAGCTGATTTCTTCAACGTTGATATGAATACACTGTTAGACCAATCCGCCCCAATTAACTCGCTTCAACCAACAAAAAAAGTCCCCAAAGACCTGAAAAAAATCCTTGAGGACGAGGAAGTTACTTTAAACGGACGCATGATGTCCGCTGAAGATAAAGAAAAAATGATGCGTATCATTGAAGCTGCCTTTTACGAAGCTAAGGAAATGAATAAGCGGAAGTAGGCGGTGATATGAATGGCGTACAATTACAAACTACGTGTAAAGCACCTCGTAGAAAAAGCTGGCTCTAGTAATCCTGCTGTCATCGCCAAAATGCTCGGTATCAATATCCGCTATGTTGATACCCCCAACAATACAAATGGCTTTTGGAAACGCATACTTCGCCGTAAGTTTATCTTTGTCAATGAGCGTCTGGACGAATGGCAGCGGATGACTGTTATCAGTCACGAGTTAGGACACATATTGCTACACCCTCACTATCATCATTTCTGCAGCGAAGGCCGTTCATATTTTGCTTCCAGCAGGCATGAGAACGAGGCTGACAATTTCGCTATGTGTCTGATGGATGCTTACGGCATAGATCCTATTTATAGTTACGCATTCCTACAAAACGGCTGGAGATAAAAAATTTTAAGGAGAGAATGTCATGGAATTTTTAATTTTAGTTTTAGTTGCTTTCGGCTTCTACAAAATGAACCAAAAATCTAATGAGTACAAGGAAACTGCTGATAAAGCCCAATCTCAATTAGATGCTTATATTAAAGCTAATCAGACTGCCGAAAGTATTATCAAAAACGCTGCTCAGCGTTCCAGCAACAAGCTCGAACAAGCCGAACAGCAAGCAAAAGCAATTATCGAACAGGCAAATAACCAGTCAACTGCAATAATGAATGAAGCTAATGATTCGCTATATATATTACAACAGCAAATACAGGAAAGAGAGCAAGTCAGAAATAGCATTCCGGATTTAACCGAGCAAGCTAATGCGCTGGAGGCCAAAATTGAAAGGAGCAAAAAGAAAGTCAAAGAAGTCAATCTGCTTTGCAAAAACGCCCTTGCAGCTATTGATTCTAAATTCAGAGATGCTTTGCCTCGTAACAACATAGAAGTAATAGAAGATTTAGTTTCTGATTTAGAGCAGGTCCTTCCTAATGTTTCCTTAGATTTTCATGCGTTGGAATATCCTGACCTAAGAAAAGAATACCGTCAAAACGAAAAGCTCATAAAAGAAATCACTGATAACTATGTTGCCAGATATACATTAAAGACATATGCTGCCATATATAAGCTAATGGTTCTGGCATTAAATGCTGAATTGCAAAATATCATGTACAATCTTAAATTCGGTAATTTAGAAGAAGCCAAATCTGATGTCGAAAAAATGCTAAATAAATATGTGTCTATTGCTACTGAAGGCAACAAAACTATTGCCCCTACCATTTTAGCTTTTATCACTGAAATCCGTGGTCACTTTATGAGAGCTGTAGAAATAGAATATATGTATTATGTGAAGAGAGAAAAAGCAAGAGAAGAACAAGCTGCACTTAAGGAGCAAATGCGCCAAGAGGCCGCTGAAAGAAAAGCGTTAGAAGAACAACGTGCTCAGGTTGTTAAGGAAGAAAATAAATACAAATCTGAAATCAACAACATTCAAGAGCAGCTGAATGTTTCTCAAGATGATGAACAAATAGAGTTATTCAAAAAACGCATTGCAGAATTAGAGCAACAACTGAGTTCAGTAGAAGCTAAAAAAGAAGAAATCACCAACCTGCAGAATGGTAAAGCCGGATATGTTTATATCATTAGTAACCTTGGTTCCTTTGGTGACAAAATGTTTAAAATTGGTATGACAAGAAGAATTGATCCGCAAGACCGTGTCAACGAATTGGGTGATGCCAGCGTTCCATTTAAGTTTGACGTACATAGCTTTATTTTCTCTGAAGACGCTGTAGCCCTTGAAAGCGCTCTGCATCAGCGCCTTAACGAGCAACGTGTTAATAAAATAAATACCAGAAAAGAATTCTTCTACTGCACCATAGATGAACTTGAAAATCTTGTGCTTGAAATAGAACCTACAGCGCCGTTCACTAGAACAATGCTGGCTGAACAATACAGACAATCGCAGGAAATGGCTGCACAAAGTAAATAAAATAAAAAAGCGCCCTCCTAAGAGAGCGCCTTGATTTGATGAAACTATATCTGGATATATTATACCATGTGCTTTGTGTTACAACAATTTAGCCAGTTTTGCAGATGGCAAATTCCCGGCAAATAAAAAATACCGCCAGCTGGATGCTGACGGTGAGGAGTTTAGGTTTATGGCATAAAAAAATACCGCCCTGTTTAATGCAGAACGGTAAATTTTGATTAATTATTTCCTTGTTTTTTTGCAACAAAGCTTTTAATTATTAGACCTAAAAAGGCCAATCCGCCAATGCCACCTACAATATAGCTATCTTTATAAATAGCATATACCAAGACTAGCAACAAAAATATCGTTAAGGAATAAGCCATCCATTGTGCGCGTCTATCCTTATCGATTTCTGCCTGTTGAGCAGTTCTCTGCATATAGCGAAGATGCTCAGAATTGGCTTCAAAATCCTTCATTATCCTTTCAGGATAACTTGAATCTAAACGCCTATAACCTTCCATGATACTAGGATGCGGTAATGGGCCTTGAAAAATTCCAGCCTGAATACTACAATCATCTTGTTTAATTGCAGCTTGTGTATGCTGATTTGTCAAATTTTTAGCCTTTTGATTTGCCATTTACTTGAACACCAACCTTGTCCATTGCATCTTTCAAATTGGAGCCGGTCATCTGCCAAGCTTCATTCGTTATACTCCCTGAATCCAGAGGTATGTGTCTAAAATAATTGCTTGCTGGGACAACCGTAAATGTGGAAAATCCGCACATTACCGTAGCAATAAACGCCTGTATTTTAGCCATATAAACACCTCCACTTCTATTAATGGTTAAATACATCGTATAAAAATAGGTGTACTCATCAATTATTATAACATTATCTGTAGTCTGCAAGCAAGGAAAAAATAAGTTAACCCCTTCTTGTTTTCTCGCTCAATCTTAACTAATACAAGTAAAGATCCACCCGCCTAGCGGGTGGCTTTTATTTTTCGGGCATAGCCCTATCTTCAGCAGCCACACATAAATGTGTCTTTTATTGGCCTGCCAGCCATGCAATTATTACTTGCTACCCATAAATGGGTCTTTAGGAT